AAAAATTTCAAAGAAAAAAATATGTCACTTGAGCCTGGAGAAAAATATAGAATAGGAGTACCTGTTACTTCAATGGACGAAAAGTTAACAAACTTAATAGATAATATTAAATCAGATCCGTTTCTTCCAGATGAAATAGCAAACCGCGCAGTAGAAAAATTAACTTTTCGACGAGACAATATGAGTATAATTACTCTTGAAGAAATTAGTGCATATAGAGAAAAATTATTTAGACACCAATTCACCAACCTTGAAGGTTTACCTTTTGCTCTTTCTAATAAAATTCATGACAGAATGTATGAATCAGGTTGCGGTATTGAACAAGTAGAAGAAGATGTACATAATATTAGAATTTTGATAAGAGAGTATTTAAAATCATTTAATCCATTAAAAAAATAACTGGCAGAGTCGTGACCGCATTTTGGCAGTAAATGTGCCGTTTGTTTTGGAATTAGCGTGTTATATTTGTATTGTGAGAAGTGGCGGAAAACATTTTTCACAAGGATAACTTTATAATTCTAAACGGTTTCATATTGGCGGCATGATTAAAAAATCCGTAACCAGCATAATGGTACTGATTGAATGATACCGTTAATATAGGAGAGCTTTTGCTCTTCTTTCAGCTAATGGCATCATAGGTAGATAGAATGAGGGTGGCCTGATAAGTCAATCGAGAGTGTCTGTCATGGTTGTTAGTTGAAAGAGGTGTGAAAACACCTTAACCAAACTAAATGAAATATGTGATATACAAACATGACTTGTCTATTTTGGAAAGCTGTTATTCTAGTGAATAGCAGTTTTCTACTTTTAAAAAGTAAAACTTCATTTACCGTATTTATAGGTTTTGAGAAAAGAGCAACTGATGCATGGTTGCTCTTTTTGTAATTTATTCCTGTATAGAAATGATGTAATATTACATTGGAAGTAATTTCTAATATAGGAGTGAATAAGGTGAGTATTAAAGATAAACTAGAGTTAATAAATACACCAGAAGAGGTATTTGAAACAGCCGGGGATCTTTTGGGGAAAGGACATGAAATAGTAGATACACTTTCTGAATATAGTCCTTATGTTCGTTTAGCGAATAATTGGATGAATAAAAGAAGAGAATATAAGTGTAAACAATTCCTTCAAGGATTAGCAATGAAGGTACTTTTAAGAGAAGAGCTTAATTCTGATGATTTACAAAAATTAGATGAGTTATTAAAGAAAAATGTAAATATGCTTTTAATTATAGATATTCTAGAAGAAGCAACAAAAACTGTATCCGATATCTCTTCAAAACTATTAGGAATTATAGCTGGTCAAGTAATAGAAGGGCAACGAACGTTTACTTATGATGATTGGATTCTTATTAATGGTTTAAAAAACATGAATAATTGGGATATTGAGAATTTCAAAAAAATATACTCGTATTTTGAGGAACATCCAGAAGATGGGGAAGTAAGCACTACATGTTTGATTCAAAATATATCTATGGAAGAATATAAACAAATAATAAATAATTCAGTGGAAACAAAAGATCATTCGATACAAGAAAGTATTATGAATAATGAGGAATTTAAAACGCTTAAGTCTTCTCTAATGCGAATTAGTAGTTTTCAAATTATAAGTGTAGGACCGGTTACTTTTGCTATGGATAGTGTAACTTTTGAAAGGAATAAGGTCGGGAATGAATTATATAAATTAATAAAAATAATTGAAAGATAATATATGATTATCAGTTACAAGCATTCCTTAGGGAGTGCTTTTTATTATGCAAAAATTATATAAGTCGTGTGAGAGTTGAAAAAGTATATTATCTTTCTCAATGTACATATTAAGTAAAGTGTTTAATATCATACATAAAAGGCGGGGTAATATGAGTGAAAATAAGAAAAATGAAGAATTGAATAAGGTGAAGAAGTATTATTTTAATGAGGATAATCAACCAGTAGCTGGTATAGAGTTAACTTTGCCGCCTGATATAGGAAACTTGTTAGAGCCGAAATCAGATAATGATGAAAGTAGAGAAAGTAATAATGAATAAGTTTAATCTAAGCATCCATTCGGGTGCTTTTTATTTTAGAGAAGGAAGTGATGGGATGTTTTGGTTAGGAGGACTTACAGGATACTTCTTAGGAACCCTTGTTACTTTACTGGTAATCTACTTTGGTTATCGTATTGGTGAGGAGTGAGGGATTGGCAAAAGAATATGCAAAACATTTCTATAAGTCATTAGCCTGGAAGAAGTGTAGAGCATCATATATAGCTACAACACTCGACGGTATGTGTGAGCATTGTAAAGAAGAACCTGGTTATATTGTTGACCATATCGTGGAGATCACACCTGATACTATAAACAATCCAGATATAACATTGAACCATGATAACCTACAATACTTATGCTTACCTTGTCATAATACAAAGACGTTTGGTAAATCAGTATTGATTAGAGAAGATGTAATGTTTGATGCGAATGGTGATTTGATTAGGGGGTTATGATTGTTATGGCTAGACGAACACACTCAATGGGCTGTCCGTATTGTGAAGGAACAGGGAAAGAATTGAATCATTTTGATCCACCAGTTGTTGAATATAGAAAACCTATGACTTCCTTCTTCCCTTTAAAAGAACGAACGAAAAGCGGAAGAGAAATATTAGATGAACCTTGTCCTGCTTGTAACGGTACACTAATGATTACAGTAATTGTAGAAATGGATCCTAATCCCCCCCTTTAAAAAATAAAATTTCAAATCTGATAGGGACCGAGGGGGGAGCTTCATGTAACAAATGGGTCGCACGCGTGGGGGGTGTGGTCATGAAAGGAGTGGTTAATTATGAGTGATAAGCAAGACTTAGAAAAAGAAAAAAGAATTAAGCGAGAAATGACGAGATTAAACAGTTTGTTGAAAAATTTAGAGCCAAAGAAAAAAAGAGCGGTTTCCTCACTCATCAAGAATGCTGCTTTTATGGCTGTCACTTTAGAAGATTTACAAGAGAAAATTAATAAGAATGGTACCACAGAGCATTATCAAAATGGAGCCAATCAATTTGGCACTAAAAAGTCATCCGATGTAGAAGTACATAACAATATGACGAAAAACCATGCCCAAGTCATGAAACAATTGATAGATTTACTTCCCAAAGATCCACCTAAAGATGACGATGACGGTTTTGACGAGTTTGTGGCTGATAAATGAGTAAACGAGTAAGGAAACAATATCCGTTAACTTATAACCCTATCATCGACTATTACAATAAAATCGAAATTGATGAAGAAGTTGTATCTAATAAGGTTAGGCGGATATATAAGAAGCTTGTTGATGATATTTATGATACTTCTTCGGTATATGAATACGATCCTAAAAAAGCTAACCATGTTATTGAATTCATCGAGAATTTTTGTAAACATTCGAAAGGTAAATGGGGCGGTAAGCCGATTGAATTAGAGTTATGGCAAAAAGCATTTTTAGCAGCATCATTTGGTTTTGTTCATAAGATTGACGGTACAAGAAAGTATAGAGAAGTATTGTTAATCGTGGCACGTAAAAATGGAAAATCAACAATCGCGTCTGGAATTGGTTTGTATTTACAAGTTGCTGATGGAGAACCAGGTGCTGAGATATATGCTGTAGCTACTAAATTAGACCAAGCAAAATTAGTGTGGTTAGATGCAAAAAGAATGGTTAAAAAATCACCAGTTCTATTAAAAAGAATTAAGCCACTTGTTCGTGAGTTAAACGCAGATTTTAATGATAGTACATTTAAACCACTAGGGAGCGATTCAGAAACTCTTGATGGTCTTAACGTTCATGGAGCCATGATGGATGAAATACATGCTTGGAAAGATAAAAACTTATACGATGTTATAGTAGATGGTACTTCCGCAAGGGAACAGCCAATGATTTTTATGATTTCCACAGCCGGAACCATTCGTGAGTCTGTTTATGATATGAAATATGAAGAAGCTGAAATGCTTTTGAATGGTTTTGATGATCCAGAAGGCTATAAAGACGATAGGTTTTTACCTATCATTTATGAATTAGACAAGCGAGAAGAGTGGACAGATGAAAAGACTTGGAAGAAAGCTAATCCGGGTCTTGGTACCATTAAAAAGGTTGACCAATTAGAAACCAAGGTAAATAAAGCAAAAGCTAATCCGTTGCTTGTTAAAAACTTATTAACGAAGGATTTTAATATACGTGAGACAAGCACAGAAGCATGGTTAACGTTTGAACAATTGAATAATAAAGCTATCTTTGATATAGCAAAATTAAAACCTTCTTATGGTATTGGTGGTTGTGATTTATCTGCTACAACCGACCTTACCTCAGCGAAGGTTATTTTTATGGTTCCTGATGACCCACATATATATGTTAAAGGAATGTATTGGCTTCCAGAGGATTTGCTTGAACAAAGAAGCAAAGAGGATAAAATACCTTATGATTTATGGTGTGAACAGGGATTATTAAGGACCACGCCAGGAAATTCAGTTCATTATAAATTTGTTACTGAATGGTTTTTAGAAATGAGAGATGAGTACGGAATTTACCTTCCGTGGATTGGCTATGATAGATGGTCCGCAAAATATTGGGTCGAAGAAATGGAAGGGTACTTTGGCAAAGAGGCGATGGTTCCAATTGCACAAGGTAAACAAACTCTTTCCAGTCCAATGAAACTACTAGGAGCAGATTTAGAATCGAAATTAGTAAATTATAATAACAATCCTATTGATAAATGGTGTTTATCGAATACAGCTATTGATGTTGATAAAAACCTTAATATACAGCCGAACAAAACAAATAATCAACGACGTCGTATTGATGGCACAGCAGCACTTTTAAATGCTTATGTAGTTCTTCAAGAAAAACGTAATGATTATTTGAATATGATTTAAGGGAGGTGAGAAATTGGGGTTATTTAACAAGATATTTGGCAAGAAACAACCACCTACTACAACTCGTTTTGAAATGATAAACGACAATGGAGGAGGGTTTTTCTCGTGGAATGGAAGCATTTATCAGAGTGATATTATTAGATCTTGTATACGTCCAAAGGCAAAGGCTGTTGGTAAATTAGTGGCTAAGCATATTAGGGATAATGCAAACGAATTTAAAGTGAATCCTGATCCGTATATGAGATTTATTTTAGAAGAGCCCAATCCATTAATGACAGGTCAAATGTTTCAAGAAAAAATGACAGTACAATTAGAAATGAATCATAATGCGTTTGCTTACATTAAACGAGATGAACTTGGTTTTGTAACTGAAATTTATCCTATTCCTTGTATAACTGTAGAGGTTGTGGAAGGAGTACAAGGTGATATCTTTTTAACTTTTTATTTTAAAAATGGAAAGAGAATGACTGTTCCGTATGTAGATATAATTCATCTCAGAAAAGATTTCAATGAAGATGACTTTTTTGGAGAACATCCAGGAACAGCATTATCTTCATTAATGGATATTGTTACAACTACCGACCAAGGAATTGTGAAGGCAATTAAAAATAGTGCGGTAGTGAAATGGATATTGAAATTCAAATCTGTTTTAAAGCAAGAAGACGTTGATACACAGGTAAAAAACTTTGTTAACAACTATTTAAAGATCGATAATGTGAATGGTGGAGCCGCTTCATCTGATCCGCGCTATGATTTAGAACAGGTTAAACCAGAAGCGTTCGTTCCAGATTCTAAACAAATGCAAGAAACAACTCAAAGAATATATAACTTTTTCAATACAAACGAAAAAATTATACAAAGTAAGTATACAGAAGATGAATGGAATGCATATTACGAATCTGAAATTGAACCATTGGCGATGCAGCTTGCTGGAGAATTTACCAGGAAGCTTTTTTCACGTCGTGAAAGAGGATTCGGTAACAAGATAATTTTTGAAGCAGCAAGTCTTCAATATGCTTCTATGTCTACCAAAATGAATTTAGTTCAGATGGTTGATAGAGGGTCAATGACACCGAATGAATGGCGTTCAATTCTTTCTCTTGGCCCAATAGAAGGTGGAGACAAGCCGATAAGACGATTAGATACAGCCTTGGTTAAAGACGGAAACGCTACTGGTGAAGGAGGTGGAAATAATGGACAAAACGGAAATGAGGGAAATAGTAACACAGAAGATTGAAATTAGGGAAGACGATAACGGTAATAGAACACTTACTGGATATGCAGTAAAGTGGGAAAAGAAATCTCTAGTTATGGGCTATTATCGTAAATTTCGTGAGCAATTTAAAAATGGAGCATTCACAGAATCATTACGAAGTGATGATCAGCGTTTTTTATGGTCACACGATACATCGAAAGTATTAGGTAGAACGAAAAATACTACGTTACGTCTAAGTGAGGATGCTGTGGGCTTACGCTTTGAATTAGATTTACCCAATACAACCTTAGGTAATGACACTTACGAATCAATTAAACGTGGCGATGTCGATGGCGTTTCGTTTGGGTTTAACATGATAAGTGAAGAAATTGAAGAACCTGACGATGATCTTATGTTACGGACTGTAACCAAGGCTAAATTATTAGAAGTTAGCGCAGTTGCTTTTCCAGCGTATCCAGATTCCGAGGTTAGCGCAAGAGGGTATGATCCTTACAAAAGATTTGTAGAAAATCGTGAGCAAGATGAATTACGCAAAATACTAATCTTAAAAACTTATTTATAGAGGAGAATGATAATATGAATCGTTTACAAGAAATTTTACAACGTAAAGCGGAAATCCGCACAGCATTAGAAGGTACTGGAGAAGTTGATTTAGCGGCATTTGAAACTGAATTACGTGAACTAAGTGAAGAACAAAATGGAATTGAAACACGTCAACGTTTATTGCAAGAAGCTAGTGCTATCAATGAAGGCGGAGCAACTGAAACTCGTACAATTCAAACGTTTAACACTCAACAAATGGAAGAGCGTGAATTAGGGACAGATTCATTAGAATATCGTAATGCTTTCATGAATTATGTATTGCGTGGCGAAGCAATCCCTGCTGAACTTCGTGCCAATGCAGTTACTAAAACTGGTGATGTAGGTTCAGTTATTCCACAAACTGTATTGAATCAAATTATCGAAAAAATTGAAGCAGTTGGTATGATTCTTCCACTTGTTACTCGTACAGCGATTAAAGGTGGCGTAAGCGTTCCGATTTCTTCTGTTAAACCAGTAGCTTCATGGGTAGCTGAAAGTGCAGGAAGTGATAAGCAAAAGAAAACAACAGGTAGCATTACATTTAACTACAATAAACTTCGTTGTGCAGTTGCGGTATCTTTAGAAGTTGATACTATGGCCTTACCTGTATTCGAATCTACTTTAATCAATAACGTTGTAGAAGCAATGACAAAAGCGATTGAACAATCAATTATTAGCGGAACAGGTTCCGGTCAACCAAAAGGTATTTTGACTGAAACACCTGCTGTAGGACAAGCATTAGATGTTGCTAAAGTCGAGTATAAAACATTGACTGACGCAGAAGCGGCATTACCACTTGAATATGAAGATGGTGCCGTTTGGTGCATGACAAAGAAAACGTTTATGTCGTTTACTGGGATGGTAGATACAAGCGGAGAACCTATCGCAAGAACGAATTTTGGTATTAATGGCAAACCAGAACGAGTTTTGTTAGGACGCCAAGTTGTACTTTGCAACTATATTGATAGTTTCACTACTACAGCAACTGGAAAACCGTTTGCTTTCTTATTCAATTTCAGTGATTACCTTCTTAACACTAATTACCAAATGGGTGTTAAAAAATATGAAGATAACGAAACTGACGACATGGTTACAAAAGCAATTATGGTTGTCGATGGCAAAGCTGTTAATGTTAATTCACTTGTGGTTCTTAAAAAGGCAGCTGCAGTTTAAGGAGCTGATAATAAATGAAAAGCGTAGTAAAGCCGTTTATTGATAAAGATACACAAATAGGATATTCAGCAGGTGATATGTACGAATCAGCGGATTCTAAATGTATTACCTTTATAGTTAAAGAAGGATATTTAAGTGGCTCATCTAAGAAAACGGTGAAAGAAGATGCTTGATGTTGTAAAGAAATCATTGCGTATTTCTCATAATGCTCTTGATGATGAAATTTCAGATTTAATTGAAGCGGCCAGACGTGACTTATCATTGTCTGGCGTTTCTGTTTCAAAGACAAATGATGATGCAGATCCGTTAATTAAACGTGCAATCATTACCTATGTAAAAGCTAATTTTATTCCAGATGAAAAAGAAGCGGAACGCTTCCAATTATCTTATAACATGCTTAGAAACCACCTAACTTTAGCGGGTGATTATAAATGAACGATATTTTATTATTTCCAGTTGTTACAACTATTGAAGATGAACTAGGACAAAAAGAGGAAATCGAAACATTTAGTAGGCAAGTGTTTTGTAAGAAAAAGTCTGTTCCACAATCAGAATTTTTCCAAGCTGGGCAAAGTGGAATTAAAGCTAGTTGTGCATTGATTGTTCATTTGTTGGACTATCAAGAAGAAACTAAGGTGAAATATGGTGAGAAAACATATAGTATTTACCGCACATACGAAAGAGATGATGAAAAGGTTGAACTGTATTGTGAGGTGAAAGCTGGTGGCTAGTATCGATAGTTTAGCAAATGAAATTGCAAGGG